TTGGTCAAATTTTAAAAACTACCGATTGGGAAATTATTACACTTGATCGTTTGGATTATAGTGGAAATCTCAATCGTCTTCACGATCTAATGCTTACCTTTGATCCTGAAATTCGCAAGAGAGTTAAAGTAGTTCACCACGATTTGAAAGCAGATTTGAATCCTTTGATTCGTAGTGAAGTTGGTAAGGTTGATTATATTCTTCACCTTGCTGCTGGATCTCACGTAGATCGCAGTATTGAATATCCAATGGAGTTTGTTCTGGATAATGTTGTGGCAACCTGCAACATTCTGGAGTTTGCGCGTCTTCAGAAAGATAATCTGGAACGCTTTGTGTATTTCAGTACCGATGAAGTGTTTGGTCCTGCACCGAATGGCATCAAATACAAGGAGAATGATCGGTATAACTCCACCAATCCTTACAGTGCCACAAAGGCAGGTGGTGAGGAACTTGCAGTTGCCTATGAGAACACCTATGGTCTTCCCATCTACATTACTCATACGATGAATGTGTTCGGGGAGCGTCAGCATCCTGAAAAGTACATTCCGATGTGTATCAAGCGCATTCGTGATGGTGAAACTGTAACGATTCATAGTGATAAGACTTGCACGATTCCTGGTTCGCGTCATTACATTCACGCCGAAGATGTTGCAGATGCTATTCTGTTTCTTCTAAATTATGAAGGAACATTTGAACCAACTTGGGGTGGTGCCAAGTGTCCTAAGTTTAACATTGTTGGTGCGGAAGAACTTAATAACCTAGAACTTGCAGAAATTATTGCAGATGCACAAAATAAACCACTGATTTATAAATTAGTTGATTTTCATTCTTCACGTCCTGGACATGACTTGCGTTATGCTCTGGATGGTGACAAAATGAAGCAACTGGGTTGGGTTCCTGCAAAATCTGTAAGAGAACGCATCACCGAAGTCGTAAAGTGGACTCTTGAAAATGAAAGGTGGATTGCACTTGATAAAAATATTTAATCTTATAAATTTTTAGTAGTTTAAATTTAAAAATATGAATTTCGCAGTTTATTCAAAGGATAATTGTCCTTACTGTCATAAGGTAAAAACAGTATTAGAGTTGACAGGAAGTAACTTTGTCGTATATACTCTTGGTGAGGACTTTACTAAAGAAGAGTTCTATGCCGAGTTTGGAGAAGGATCAACTTTTCCTCAGGTAATTTGTGATGACAAAAAATTAGGAGGATCTGTTGACACAATCAAATTCCTCAAAGAACAACAACTCGTTTGAGACAAACATAAATAAATCAGAAGACCACTACAACCGTGGCATTGAACTCATTCTTAATGGAGGTAAAAGAAAGCAAACTCAACCGTTCCACATCATCTTTGAGAAGATGGTTTGCTTTCTAAATCGGGAAGTAACCATCTATTTTGAATTTTCCTTTAAGTCAAGGAAAAGAAAAGTAGTTTCCCGAGGTAAAAGAAATGTTAGCAGTTAGTTTAGTTTTCGGTTCCTTTCTAACCGTCTTGTTTCTAATAGTGGGAGTAATGGCAGGTTGGGTAGCACGAGAGTATATGATGAACTATCGGGAAATTCCAAGACCTCACCCCGAAATGTTTGACAATCAGGGTAACCTGATACCAGATGAGGTGATTGCATTTAACTTTGAGAACTATCATGACTACGAAATCAACGACGACGAAGACGACGAGTAGAACAAAGACCACTGCTCCTAAACCAGCAACTGAATCAAAAACAATTAAGATTGCTGAATCTATTCCAGATCTTCCAGCAAATCCATTTGTATTTGAAGTTTTTAATGTTGTTACTAAACAAAGAAGCAACGCCAAAAAAGTAGAAGCACTTCAAAAATACGCTGATCCATCTATCAAGACACTTTTCATTTGGAACTTCGATGAAAGTGTTGTTTCTGCTCTTCCACCTGGAGATGTTCCTTATGCTGCCGTAAATGAGCAAGACTCATTCTCAGGCACCCTGAGTGAAAAAATCTCTGATGCAGTTGGTAAGATGCAAGAACTTGGATCTAGTTCCCTTGGATCTCAGGATCAGGGTAAGTCTTCTATTCGCAAAGAATATCGTATGTTCTATAACTTTGTGAAAGGTGGCAATGATGGACTGAGTTCTCTTCGTAGAGAAACAATGTTCATCAACATTCTTCAAGGACTTCATCCACTTGAAGCAGAAATTCTGTGTCTTGTTAAAGACAAAAGACTTGAAGAAAAGTATAAAATTTCAAAAGAAATTGTATCACAAGCTTTCCCAGATATTCAGTGGGGTGGTCGTTCTTGATATGGGAAAAAGTATCAACATTATTCATACAAATTGTGACCCATCAATTGCAGATGATAAGAGTCTTCCAAGAGACTCTTATCTAATTCAATATGGAGATAACGAAGAAACGAAGTTTGATATTGTTCAAGGTCTTCGTTCTGATATTTTTGATCACTACTGGGATAAGTATCGTGATGTAAGAGGTATGAATTGGACAGAAGGTACAGTTAATCCAAAGTCATGGGGATATAGCGCACCCGAAAAGAAAAAGCGAAAGTGATTTACCAGATCGTCGAAAAAAACTCCGGCAAAATTTTCAACCCTTAAGGTTTTGTAAAACTGTATCGCATTTTACAGACCGATATTGCTAAATATGAGCAACAAGGGTATAATACCCTTACGTTCATCCCATTTGGGACGGAAGTAAGCCGACTCGGAACGGAATCGTTCATCTATGGAAGTACTTCTTTTAACCTGCCTTCAAGCAAATCTTGCTATGAAAAGGGTGTATGCTCTCGAAACTTTAAACGACCAACAAAAGGAAGAGATTGTTTTCGAGATTAAGAAGGTTTCTAAGAAAAAGTGCTTCATAGACGCAAAAGCCGACTGAAGGAACGCTCTTTAACCTAAACACTTAAGGAGAACCCTAATGTCTAAAGTCGTTTATCGTGGCGCTGAGTATGATACTGAGAAGCGTATCGCATATCAGCAGCAAATGATGCAACAACCTCAACAGCAAAATGAAGTCTATCGTGGCGTCAAGTTTGTAAAAGAGGGGCACAAGTGATGCAGAAACTTAATGTGCTTCAACTCATCAAAGAGCAGAAGCAGAAAGAGCAACGCCGTCACCAAGCACAACTTGCTAATGTAGGAGCAGGAAAATGATTGCCACTATTGCTGCAATCACTGGAGCATCTACGGCATTTATTTTCTTAATTTATGCTGAAATCCTATTGCTGAGTAAGTAATGGAAAACTACACATATCATCATGATGATATGGATAAAGATAATAGACCACCTGCTTGCTATCAACTCACTTATAGGGGATGTAAGTATTGGTCTTGTTATCAAGTTCATTTAAGAGATTGGTTTGAAAAAATGATTACTTTTGAACCAATTTTTAACAGGAAGGGTTGATACCCTTCTTTTTTTATGGTATGATACATTGAGAGAATAATATCTTATGGACAAAGAAAAACTTAAACTCATCGTCCGTAATCTGGAACTGTTGGTTGATTCTCTTAAAGCAGAAGTATACTCAGACGCCCAGAGTTACCTTAACTATGAGGACATAAAAGCAGGACTGCATGACTATGACGAAATCTTTGAGGATGATGATGATGACCAGATTGGCGGTATAAATACAAAATATCGCCTTATAAATGATGACGATGGAGACGGAATTTAAGATATTAAAAGAGTATCCTTTTTATAAAATTTATGCTGATGGTAGAGTTTATTCGTTAAGATTAAAAAGATATATCAAGGGGCATAAAAATAAGAGGGGATATTATGCTTTTACTTTATATGACCAAGAAGGTAAAAGAAAGCATAAAGCATTACATCAACTTCTTGCTATGGCATTTATTCCAAATCCAGATAATTATGAAGTAGTTAGACATCTTGATGACAATAAAGATAATAATACACTTTCAAATTTAAAATGGGGAACAATAAAAGAAAACATACAAGATGCAATTAGGAATAATGTCTTTGTAATTCCAGACAATTCAAAAAAATGGTTAATTAAAACTCCAAATGGACAACTGATTAAAGTTAATAATCTTACAAATTTTTGTAAGGAAAATGGATTAACTAAGCAAACTTTACATAAAACATATAAGAAGCAACGACAACATCATAAAAATTATGCTATTATTGAAATGTTATGAAAATGGATACTCGGATTAGTAGAGCAAAAAAACTTGTAAAGTTGTTAGAAAGACTCGTTAAACAAGAACATCTTTATACAACTGAAAAGATCATTGAAATGAAATCACAACTGCGAGTGGTTAAGGAAGAGATCGCAGAACTAGAAAAGAAAACTTCGAAAGGATTCGGTAAATGAGCGTAAAACTGATTAGTGTAACTCCTGATGCAGAACAGACAATGGCATATGTTGCCCGTGTCTCAAACCCCAACAATCAGGAAAATCCCAACTACGCAAAACTGCTTGCTTATTGCATCAAGCACAATCATTGGTCTGTTTTTGAGCAGAGTTTTATGACTCTGGAGATTGAGACTACTCGTGGTATTGCCGCTCAAATTCTCCGTCACCGTAGTTTCACGTATCAGGAATTTTCCCAGCGTTATGCTGATAGTTCTCTTTTGAGTGATTATATTCCTGTGCCTGACCTTCGTCGTCAGGATACCAAGAATCGTCAGAACTCAATTGATGATATTGGTGAGTATGAGAAACTCGGTCTTCAGAGTAAGATTCAAGAGCATTTTGGGCACTCTATGCGCCTCTACAAGGAACTTCTTGCTCACGGTGTGGCAAAGGAGTGTGCTCGCTTTGTACTGCCTCTGGCAACGCCTACACGCATTTATATGAGTGGTTCTTGCCGTAGTTGGATTCATTACATTAATCTGCGTTCGGCAAATGGAACTCAGAAAGAACATATGGATATTGCACTTGCCTGTAAAGATGTGTTCAAGGAGCAATTTCCTGCAGTAGCAGAAGCACTGGAGTGGGTCTAAATAAATTATCTTGAATTCGTAACAATGGCAACATACCCTGTGGTGAATACAAAAACTGGTGAGCAGAAAGAAGTGGAAATGAGTATCCACGACTGGGATCAGTGGAAAAATGATAATCCAGACTGGATCCGCGATTGGTCGGATCCTTCTACCTGCCCTTCTCCTGGAGAAGTTGGTGAGTGGAGAGATAAACTCGTCGCTAAAAATCCTGGATGGAATGATGTGCTTGCGAAAGCTAGCAGAGCTCCAAAGTCACAAGTAAAGAAAATCTAGTATGGCAAGAAGAAAAAGAGGCAACAACGATCAACCAATTGGAGTTGGTTTGACTGCTAAGCAAATGAAGAGGAAAAAACCTTTAAGTTCTGAGTATTTGGTTGATATTGACCCTCTTACAGAAAATCAAAAACGTTTGTTTGAGTCATACAATGACGATAAGCATATTGTTGCTTATGGTTGTGCTGGAACAGGTAAGACTTTTATCACTCTCTATAATGCTCTTCAAGACGTATTGGATGAGAGAACACCTTATGAAAGAATCTATCTTGTTCGTTCTCTTGTAGCAACTCGTGAGATTGGTTTTCTTCCTGGTTCTCACGAAGACAAGGCAGATATTTACCAGATTCCTTACAAGAATATGGTGAAGTATATGTTTCAGATGCCTTCTGATGCTGACTTTGAAATGCTATACGGTAATTTGAAGTCGCAAGAAACTATTAAGTTCTGGAGCACTTCTTTTCTTCGTGGAACAACTCTTGATAATTCTATTATTATCGTTGATGAATTTCAGAATCTTAATTTTCATGAATTGGATTCTATTATTACTCGTGTCGGTGAGAATACCAAAATTTGTTTCTGTGGAGACTCTACTCAGTCAGACCTACAGAAAACAAACGAACGTAATGGTATCGTAGATTTTATGTCAGTCTTGCGTAAAATGCCATCGTTTGATATAATTGAATTCGGGGTTGAAGATATTGTTCGTTCTGGACTAGTCAAAGAATACATCCTCGCAAAAATGGAAGCAGGTTTTTAATGTTTGATCACGTTGAATTGAATCTCCCTAAACTAGAAAGGGAGACTATAGATGGTGTTCGTTATTATTCAGTTCCTGACGAAGAAGAACTCCTCCGACTGGTTTCCATCACTTCGGTGACCAGTCATTTTAATAAGGAGATTTTTGTCAATTGGCGTAAGAAGGTTGGCAATGAGGAAGCAGATCGTATCACAAAAGCGGCAACAAGTCGTGGTACGGATATGCATACTTTGGTAGAATTTCATCTTAAGAATGAAGAACTACCAAAAGTTCAACCAATGTCTGATTTCTTATTTAAGATTGCAAAACAAGACTTAAATCGTATAAATAATATATACGCCCTTGAAGGTTCGCTATATAGTAAGCAACTGGGTGTTGCTGGGACAGTTGATTGCATTGCCGAATATGACGGTGAGTTAGCGATAATCGACTTTAAGACTTCTAAAAAACCAAAACCACGTGAGTGGATCGAACACTATTTCGTTCAATGTATGGCATACGGTTGTATGTTGTATGAACTGACTGGAATCTCGGTCAAAAAACTTGTAATCATCATGGCTTGTGAAAATGGAGAATGCGTCGTCTATGAAGAACGAGACAAATCAAAATACATCAAACTACTCAGCAAATACATTAGAAAGTTTGTTAGAGAT